ACACGACGCTCTTCCGATCTTGAACGAAGAAGCCTTCGGCTATCAGGAAGCCTGGGCGGAATACCGATATAAACCGAGTCGAGTAAGCTCGGCATTCAGAAGCAACATCAAAAGCGGCTCCCTAGACGCGTGGCACTACGCGGACTACTATGATGCACTGCCGAAACTTTCGGCAGAATGGGTGCAAGAAACCTACAAGAACGTGGACAGGACACTGGCTGTACAGTCTACCCTGGAAGACCAGTACATTGCAGACTTCTGGTTTAAGTGCAAATGTACGCGGCCGATGCCTATCTACAGTATCCCTGGACTGATTGACCATCACTAAGGAGGTCAAATATGGGACTCCTAGACTTTTTCAAAGGGGCATTTGCTACTGGTGCAAATTATCCCTCAAAGGATAACTGGAATGTACAGTATGAACAACAGATTGCTGACCGGGATTGGCAACGCAATCAGCAAGCTGCACAACAGGCATTCCTAAATGAGATGACCAGCGCACAAATGGCCATGAATTGGGATGCCCAGCAAGCTGCACTAAATCGCCAATTCCAACAAAGCAGCGCACAACAGGCTATGCAGTTCAGCGCCAGCGAAGCGGCCCTGAATCGCCAATGGCAGGAAGCCATGAATCAGAAGGCGATGAACTGGGATGCTCAGCAAGCTGAAATAAACCGTAACTGGCAAGCAGCTGAGGCGCAAGCGAACAGAGAATTCCAAACTGCATCTGCACAACAAGCCATGCAGTGGGAGGCACAGCAAGCTGAGCTCCAGAGACAGTTTCAAACCGAGATGTCCAATACAAGCTATCAGAGGGCCGTAAAGGACCTTAAAGCCGCTGGCCTTAATCCTATACTGGCAGCACTCAATCAGGGGGCTTCTACGCCCTCTGGGGCCATGGGAGGGGGCTTTGCGGCGTCGGGGTCCATGGGCGGAGGTGCACAAGGGTCCGGATTCACCTCTTCTGGGTCAACCGGACAGGGTTTTTCGGCGTCTGGTTCCCAGGGCCGAGGATACTCTGCAAGCGGTAAACAGGCGACCAGCGCGAAGGGCATCGTCAAGGATGGGCTTGGTCTCCTGGGAGACATCATCAAGCTGTCGATTCACGAGCAGCACCAGTCGAAGACCGAGTTCGGGAAACTTCTCGCAGGCTTTATGGGCCGATGAGATTCTGAATTTCTGTCACTCAGCTCCATTACAACAAGCTATAATGGAGCTGAGTGTAAATGGAGGACCGAAAATGCCATGCTATTCACCGATGATAGGATGGCGAAGGAAGGACGGTACCGTGTATATATACGGGGACCTCCGGAACGAAAACTGGAAGACGGCGCCGGAATCACTTTTGAGTAAGGGGGTCAATCCCTACACGGATGAAAGAATTATCATACCGTGCGGCAAGTGTACCGGCTGCCGTCTCGAGTATTCGAAACAGTGGGCCGACAGATGTTACCTCGAAGCCAAAATGTGGAAAGCAAACTACTGGCTTACTCTCACGTACGATGAAGAACACATTCAACATCTTCTAGTACCTGCAGTGGATAAAAAGACAGGCGAAGTCATCAAGGTGGCAAGCCTGTACAAAAAAGACCTACAGGACTTTATGAAACGTATCCGGGAACGATGGAAAAGAATACACAATAATCCCAACGTGAGATTTTACGCGTGCGGAGAGTATGGAGAACAGAATCACCGACCTCACTTTCATGTCATCTTATTCAACTTTGTGATACCAGACCTGGAACTCATCGCAAACAAGAATGGATTTGCAGTATTCCAATCCGAAGAGGTCAGCAAGGTATGGAGTATGGGAAACGTAACCATAAACCGAAATTCGTGGCTGACGGCTGCCTATACCGCGCGCTACATGATGAAAAAGCGCAAAGGAAAATGGGCAAAACACGAGTACGCAGAAGCCGGAATAAATCCGGAATTCTGCCTCTGCTCCAGAAAGCCTGGAATCGGATACGGATACTATGAAGCGCACAAGGATGAAATATACAGCAAGGACGGTATCGCATATGCAAAAGCGAAAGGGGGCGCACAGACCAGAAAACCACCAAAGTATTTCGACAAGTTGTTTAAACTGGAAAATCCGAAAAAATTCGAAGAAATACAAGAATTACGGAAAAATGTGGCAGAGCACCAGTTCAAATATCGACTTGTTGGAAAAACAACATTACCGCGAATAGAATATTATAAACTTGAGGAACAGGTTAAGCAGGACACTATTAAAGCACTCCGACGCAAGCTGTGACGTGAAGGAAGCCCCTGGGAGAAATCCCAGGGGCTTTGTGCTGGCCGCGCCGGCACCCTAAAGGGGCCCCCGACGCTTTTATGGCCAGCAGGCCAATAGGGAAAGGGGCAAACCTTTACGAAAAATCGAAAAATAGTTGAAAAAACATAAAAAAATAATTAATGCAAAAAATTAAAAAAATGATATAATTAAGATAAATAAAAGAAAGGGGATAAAAGCAATGAGAATCTACACACTGATTGGAACCATGAAAGTCGACGAAGGAACAGGAACACTGGAAAACGGCAGAATGATGTACGTACCAACTGTAACAACCAGCGAGAAAGAAATGAAAGAATTGACAGACTGGTACGACTACACCTGCACGAAATGGTCAGAAATAACCATAAACGAGGAGGCGAAGGAAGCTGTAAAAACAAAAGTAATCTACACATGGAGGGATAAGGAAGGACAAATAAGGTACAGCAAAGACCCAAAATACGCATTCAAAAAAATCATGGAGGTAAAATATGGAAATCTGGAATATGATGATTAACATCACGAGGGCACGAGCCGATAAGGCATTCCGGGAACTGGACTACGAAGCATTCACGACACTCTGCAACCTACTGGAAGACTTCGAAAAAATCAAAATGGCATATGGGAAAGGAGACAAAACCAATGTTTAATCTGACCAACAAACAGGCGAAGGTCCTGGACGAACTTATCATGATGGAGAAGGCCTCAGAAACCAAAAATGCGTGGATTTCCTTCCGGCTACTTGCAAACGTCAGCGCAAAAGAATATGATAATATCAAGCAGAAAGGAGGTGATGACAATGGCATACAGACGTAAAGCAAGACGGGGAGACCACAGAATGTTTATGCGCACCGCAGGGACCACGAAGCAAATCAACATCACGCCTAAAATCATGCGAGGAGGCATCAGACTTTGAAAGGCTATCTGTACAGCATCTACGACACCAAGCTGCACCAGGTCATCATGATGACCATCCACCAAAACGACAAGGACGCCCGAGAAAATTTTCACAAGGCGACGAAGGAATTCGACGCACGGTCCCTGGTCCTCTGCCGGATGGCGGACATCGACACCGAAGAAAATGAACTCACAATATCAAAACAGGAGGTCGTCTCACGTGGAAAAAACAACCTCAAACACGCCAAGGTTCTACAGCCGGCTGAATCTGCCGGAGAGGAAACCGTCACCTGCAGGTAGCGAGTGGGCCGAACAGTGCATCATTGACGTGGACAGCGAAACCGGGGCGAAGGTCCTGAAAATAGTCGGCCGGGAAAACATTTACGAGAAAATCCAGGAGTGCCTCGAACCGACAAAAATCGAGAATATCATCCGGAGATTTGAAGAAGGAGACCCGACGGCTCTGGGACACGAAAGCGGCATCTATGCCGACATCAGCGATATGCCGACAAACATCATCGAGGCGCAGAAGCGCATCCAGGATGTACAGGCAAAATTCGCGTCGTTGCCTATCGACATCAAGGAAAAATTTGGGAACGACCCGACGGTCTTCATGGCCGAAATCCTTTCAGGGGAAGGATTGCAGAAACTGAAGAAGGAACCTGAAACTGCGGTACAGGAGGAAGCCAAAGATGAACAGAAACAGTAACAGCCGTTTCGCACAGGCTCCACAGGTAGATATACAGCGGTCCACCTTTGACCGCTCCAGTGGGCACAAAACGACGTTTAACGCCGGCAAATTGGTGCCCATCTATGTGGACGAAGTTTTACCCGGGGACACGTTCGAAATGAAAACGTCGGCCATTATACGGGGAAGTACGCCTATCTTCCCAGTAATGGACAACGCCAACCTGGACATTTATTTCTTCTTCGTCCCAAACCGTCTAGTCTGGGACCACTGGAAAGAATTCAACGGCGAAAACACAACCAGCAAATGGGAACAGACTGTAGAATACAGCATTCCGCAGATGGCTCCTCCGTTAAGCACCGGAACAGTACCAACAGCGGGCTGGGAAAAAGGAACCCTGGCGGACTATATGGGCATTCCTACACAAGTAGGGCCTGGAGCCTCACAGACCAATCCAGAATACACCGTCAACCATCTACCCTTCAGAGCATACTGCCTGATATGGAATGAATGGTTTCGAGACCAAAACCTACAGGACCCGGTGCTTATCGACAAAGGCGATTCACAGACCAACGGTAGACACCTAATACCAGAAGGGAACTCAATCACATTTGAGAACCAAGCAGCTTTACAAGGGGCCAATCTTCTGCCGGTAAACAAGTACTTCGACTACTTCACAGGGGCTCTTCCCGAGCCTCAAAAGGGGCCGGATGTACTGTTGCCGCTGGGAAGTTTGGCACCAGTAATCACAAGCAACGAAACCAATAAAATAACCTCAAACGCAGCAATGATATTCAGCGCTCCAAAGACGGGAGCAACAGGCTCAAACCATAGCTTATTCGTTCAAAAAGGAACGGGCGGCGCATCAACCAGCCAAGGAAGATTGGTAGCAGGAAACCAAGATGCATCTAGTGGAGATATTACACAGATAGTACCGCAAAACCTGGTCGCGGACCTCGGAAACGCTACAGCCGCTACCATCAACGAACTGCGGCTCGCGTTCCAGATACAACGACTGTACGAACGAGATGCTCGTGGCGGTACGAGATATATCGAGATTATAAAATCTCATTTTGGTGTAACGTCTCCGGATGCACGACTCCAGAGGCCTGAATACCTGGGCGGCGAACGTATCCCAATTAACATCGACCAGGTTATCCAGACGTCCGGAACCGCAGAAGGGACCACACCTCAAGGCAACAC